AATCCCGCAACTGGTGGAATTTCCCCTTTGACCTCATATGCAACAGGATCAGCATACGTCTCTGGAAGCTACGAAGTATGACCACCATTCTCCAACTCCTAAAGTCCCGCACTGTTCTGTTCGCACTGTTATTGGCAGTCCTCTCGGTGCTGCAATGCTATGTCGGCCTTCTGCCGCTAACACCCTTGCAGCAAATGTACGTCGGCATCGGAATCAGCGTAATCGTCACCGTGCTGCGTATCGTCACAACTCAGTCAATATCTGAAAAATGACAATAGAAGAAATACAATTAATTCAAGTTACCGATAAACCATGACACATTACAAACGCCGACAATCAGATTATTACCGTTAAACCTTTCAATTAAAATATGGCTACATCAGGAACTACTACTTGGTCACTTCAACGTGACGCTGTAATTAACTCAGCACTACGTAAAATCTCTGTGTTGTCTGGTGGTAGCTCTCCTGAGGCATATGAGGTTACTAACGCAGCAGAAGCTCTTAACGCAATGATTAAGGGTTTTATTGCCGATGGTATGCCAGTATGGGCTATTAAGGAATATACCTTTACCACCACTACTAATACTGGTACATATAACATTGGGAATGGTCAGACTCTGAACACTCCAATGCCCTTGAAGGTTATACAAGGTTATCGTCGTGAGACTTCTACAGGAACTAACATTCCGTTAAATATCTACACACATTATGACTATAACCTTCTTCCTGTCACAGCCACTGCTGGAGAGCCTGTAAACGCCTATTACCAACCTTTCAGTACCTATGGTACACTGAAGCTATGGCCTACCCCAATCGACGCTAATACTACAATAACACTGGTATATCAACGTCCTTTTGAGGATATGACTTCTTCTACAGATGACTTTGATTTCCCTGCTTATTGGACAGAAGCTCTAATCTATGGATTGGCTTGGAGATTGTCTGGTGAGTATGGTGTACCAGTTAATGACCGTGCTGTGCTTGCTAAAGAGGCTGAATACTTCCACTCACAAGCATTGTCGTTTGGTCAAGAGGAAGGGTCGATGTACTTCCAGCCAGATAACTTCTATCGGAGATAACCTTGCCATTCACTAAGGCCCCATCAATAGCTACTAATAGCACTGAGCGCCTTAACTTTGTTTACAACCCTATGCATCGCACAGGGGCTAACTTGAACAAGGACGCTCACCTTAAGAATGTCTTGATTGATGTCTTTCAATCACCTGACAATAATAACACAAAGGTGTTTGTTAAATCTAGACCGGGCCTTTCTCTAGCACATGCAACTGCTGCTGGAGAAGCAAGGGGTATCTACTATTGGGTAGTATCTAGTGTAGGATATGTAATGTCTGTTGTGGGAGATAAGGTGTATTACAACAGTACGCTTCTGTACACACTGACAACTTCTACTGGTGATGTTGGGTTCACAGAGTTCGTAGATAGCACAGGAACTGTTAAACTAATCCTGTTGGATGGCACTAAGGGTTATGTATTTACAACACCTACAGGTGCTCCTACAGAGATTACAGACGTAGATTTCCCAACACCTCACATTGCTATGCCAGTGTTCCTAGATGGTTACTTGTTTGTAGCCAAATCTGGAACACAGGATATTTACAATAGTAATCTGAATGACCCGTTGGTATGGACAGCAGGTGACTATATTTCTGCTGAGATGTACCCTGATAAGATTGTAGCCATTACACGTAACAACAACTACATCTACGCTATTGGTAATAACAGTGTTGAGTATTTGTATGACGCAGCTAATGCCACAGCCAGTCCCCTAGCTAGGCATGACAGTGCTGTGCAACAGTTTGGTGCGGCTGCTCCATTCTCTGTAACCTCTACGGATAAGGAAGTTATCTTTGTTGGTGAGACAGGAAACGGTGGTCATACTGTGTGGACTATTGATGGGTTTAAAGAGAATGAGATTGCTAACTCTGCTATCCGTAGTATCCTTCGTGTAGAGGGCTCTGCCTTAGCTGGCGCTAATGCTCACGCTATACGTGTATCTGGACAGAAGTTATTTATCCTGACCTTAACGTCTCGAACCCTTGTCTACAGTTTTGATACTAAGATGTGGTTTGAATGGTCTTCTGGTACTGACGGAGCTAGTTCTTTTGTCGGTACTCACTCAGCAGACGGTCCTAATGGAACAGCATATGTTCTAGACAAGACCTCTGGTAATGTGTACACAATCAGTGAAGATAACCACACGGATAACGGAACTGGATTCCTATGTGAAATTGTTACTCCTAAGTATGACTTTGATACCATGAATAGGAAGTTCATGTCTAGGTTTTGCTTGGTTGGAGATTGGCCTACCACTTCAGGTACTGGAAACTCTATATCTATTTCGTGGTCAGATAATGACTACCAAACATGGTCAACTCCACGTACCCTGACATTCAGTAACGACTTTCCCATCATTGCTCAGCTAGGTAACTTCCGCCGTAGGGCTTTTAAAATATCATACTCACAACCGTATCTCCTACGTCTAGAAGCTATGGAAGTAGACATTAACAAGGGGAATCAGTAATGGCTAGTGGGCTTCCTCCTCCACCGACTAGGGCTGCTGATGGTAGCTTTGCTTGGGTATCATGGTACAACCAGCTATATTCTCTTCTATCCACTACAGGAGCAGTATCTTGGTCTTTAATTAACAAAGCTGGTAGCTCTATCGGTGACTTGCAAAACAAAGCCCATAGCTTACTGACTGGTGTTTTAGGTACTGGTAGTTATCACATCTCTTCTGCTGAAGCTACCAATGTAACAGCCTTACCTGCTGCTGCTGACATTGTTACTCAAGTTGTCAAAACCAAAGCTGGCGCCCCTACTACCTCTGATATTGCTGCTGGTAACTGGGCTATTTACAAAGACACTTCCTTAGGCACTGTTAAAGTGTACGCTAATGATGGTGGAACAATAAAGAGTGTACCTCTTGTTTAAGGAATAGATATGGATGAATCACAAAGTTTTGGTACAATGGGAGGTGGTGGTAACTACACTGATGAGTCTTACGATGCACCAGATGAAGGGTTAACAAAGTTCTACAGTTCTGGAGGTAAAAGTGGTACTACCCCTATTCCAAAGGATAATGGGTTTGATTTAACTTCTTTATTCCGTCCAGCAATGGATGCTTGGAACAAATACAAACCTGATTTCGGTAATGTTGGGCAAGTAAACCAAGTTAATGATGCTGTAGGACAACAAGCATTACAACTACCACAACAGCAGCAGGATAATCACGATCCTAACAAGGGGGCCTTTGGTTTTTTCCAACCCGGTTCTACTGCCTATAAGTGGGGACTACGTGACCCCGGTAGTGAGAATGCTAGGAACTTCTTGGACAGTGAGACCAGCTCTGAACGGGGTACACGTATGCAACTAGCTGGCGATGCTATTGCTAAAGGTGCCGGGATGTTCATGTCTCCCCTTGCTTCGCTTGGTATGGGTGCAGCTAAAGGTTATGCTAATTACCAAAAGACTGGTGACGGTTGGGGTAGTATTGGAACAGCCTTTGCAGGTGCTCCCGGCCCTTTAGGAGCCGTAGGATCGTTTGCACAAGGTAAGTATGGTGATGCTACAGCCAAGATGATTCCGGGCATTGGTGGGCAGTTTGCTGGCCTTGGTGTGGATGCTGCTCTAGGTGGGGATGTTAAACAACCTGCTGCTACCCTTGCAGCTAGGTACGCAGGTAATCAACTAGGTGGTCCCATAGGTGGGATGTTTGCTGGAGGGTTGGCTAAAGCAGCCTTTGCTCCTGACCAGCCCCAACAACAAGGACAACCTACAGGTATGATGAAAACAGGATTTAATGTTGGACAGTATATTCCCGGATACACTTCCTCACAGCAAGCAACACAACAGCAAACTCCGCAGCAACTCCAACAACCTTCTTTTGGCTTTGGTGATGTTGCTACCGGTCTTGCCGGTCTATGGTCTGCCAGCCGTAACTCCGATAATGTAAATGGCATGATGGAGCAGATGAAACAACATCAAGCTGCTATGCCAAGTTTAGATAGCTTGTACGGACCTAATAGTCCCTATGCTTTGCAGATGCGTGAACGTCTTGCTCGTCAAGATGCTAAGGCTGGACGTAACAGTCAGTATGGTCCACGAGAAGCTCAACTACAAGCTCTGTTAGCTGACAAAGCTTCTACTTATGGTGCCCAACAAGCTACACAAAATCAAGGTTATGCTAAGTCAATGGCTGAACTACAAGCTCAACAAGATGCTCAACGGAATAGCCAATTGAATATCCTAGCTGGACTTGGTAGTAAATCTGGTTTGTTTGACCGTATGGGTAGTGGTTTGATGAGTATGTTCCGTGGTACTCCTGCTACAGCACAATACCAAGAAACTTAAGGAACTAATATGGACATGCCCGGTTACTTAGACTACGGTAAGATTATGCAAATGAATCCATTTGCAGCTTACCAAGCTAATCAACAAATGGACTTGGATAAACAGTTCCAAGACCAGAAATATCAACAAGAGCAGAATACTACCAACAAAGGTACGTTGGAAAATATCTTTTCTGCTCAAGACAATCCCAATCGTGTAGAAAGTCGCATCCTTCAGAATGAGGGTCAAGGACTGCTAAATGAAGGACAGGGATACAAGAATCGCACTGACAAACTAAGCACTGAACGTTTTGAAGCCAATCAACAGAACGTCTTGTCTGCTGACCAACGTGCTGCTGCATTGAAGATGTCTGAAGATGACATGAAAGCGTTTGACTTCCATGTAGGTGAGTTGCTACGTAACCCAGACCCGGCTCAACGAGCAGAGGGCGCTAAGCTTCAAACCTATTTGAGTTCCTATCAAGCTGAGCGTCGTAAAGCTGCTGATGAGTTAACAAAAGCAGGAGAAGCTTCACGTATCCATGCAGGTTCTGCTGAACGTATTGCTAATGCTAATATTGAAGCAGGACGCTGGGACAAGGCAGCTAAAGGAGGTTCTAGCTTATCATTCTCTATGCAGCTAAGCAAGATGAAAGTGCCTGAACAGTTGACAGCCCTACAAGGTGCTTTAGCTACTGGTATTGACCCAGACACTGGTGCTGAGATGTCCCCAATGGCTAAGCAAGGCTACCAAGCCATGTATGACCAAGGTGTACAGCAACTCAATGCTAACAACGCTGCACGAGGCCAGGGACAGGGTATGACACTGGGCGCTGGTGCTGGTGGAACTCCAACACTTGTACCTAAACAAATCCCATCCGTTGCTGCTAGTAAAGCCCCGCCTAAACTGCCTCCGGGCGTCAAGATTGTAAATTAACAGGAAACAATATGCCAAAATATGAGTATAAGGGTTATCAGTTTGAATCTGACCATGACCTTTCAGAAGATGAATTTGCTACAACCCTAGCTCATTTGGACACCTTGCCTCCTAAAGCTGCTGCACCAGTACAACCTCAGGTTTCTGCAGGGGATGGTGAGGGTTTCCTAGACAAAGCGATTGGATTAGGTCAAGCTGCTGCTAGTACAATTACTGGTGGTATTGGTGCTGCTACTGGCTGGATTCCAGCAGCTATTCAGAAAGCCAATGACCCTAACAATGTCAACTTTGAACAGCAGTATGCTGCTAACATGGGTGCCATGACTTACGAACCCTCTCGTGAGAAGGGTCAGGAGTATGCAGGTAAGGTTGGTGGTTTTGTTAACGATGTACTGCTTCCAGCAGCTACAGGTGTACAAGGCTTACCATATGCTAATACTGCTGCGCCTTTGTTGGGAGCAGTTGGACGTAACCTAGGTAAGTTTGGTAAGGCTAAAGAAACATCTTCTCCTGTCAAGTCTCTTGTAGAGACTTTGAAGAAGGAAGATGAAGTTCCTGTAGCTCCTCAAGCACAAACCTTATCTACTGCTGAATTGTTTAAACAAAAGCAAGCGGAACGTGCTCGTATTCAAGAGATTCGTGATGCTCAAGTTCGTGGAGATGCTCTAGCAAAGGACTCAGCCTTCACTCCAGAAGCAGAAGCCCAACGTGCTTTGGAAGAGCAACAAGGCTTACAGCAGATGGGTGAGCTTAAGGGGGCATTAGAAGGCTTTGACCAACTAGGTGTAGACCAAGCTGCCACCAAACGGCAAGCTGCTGCCCAAGAGCTTTTAAATCAGCGTCAAACTGAACTAGAATTGGCTGTAAAACGCCAAGCTTCTTTAGATAATAATGCATCCTTAAGACAGCATCAAGAGGCTGCAAGTGCTGTATCTGATTTACATGCTCGCTATACAGAACAACTACGTCAAGTAGAAGAAGCTAAACGCAATGCTGCTGAAAGTGCTAGGTTAGCTGAAGAGTCTAGTAAAGCTGCTGAGCGTAAGCAAATGGAGATAGACGATACTCAACACGTATTGCCTGATACCAATGAGGTAATTGCTCCTCAGTACGGAGCTATGCAAGGTGTAGGTCGTTTGGATGAGAACGGTATGCCTATACGTGCAGACCTCTCTATGGAAGCTCGTAACCTTGAGAATCCTCTGCAAC